AAGTCTGTGGAAAAGTATCATTTATCTGTGTATAAAGGTGTATTTCTGTGGAAAAGTATGTGATTTAATGTACTCAGACCTTGTGATTAGAACTCTTTTAATGTACTCAGGTCTTGTGATCTTGGCGAGCAGTCTATCACCACTCCGCAGAAATGTCAAGTCCCCCGTCACCAGTTCTGTGAGGATTTACGAAAAAACACACACCGACCTTATAAATATCAGACAGCAGGTTGACAATTCCTCTCTGGTATTCTATAATAGTCAAGTATCACTCACGGAGCAGATTCATGTCAGTTGTTTACAGTCAGGCACAGAAGCAGCGTTACAGAATCACGCTCGAACTTGAGACCTTAGAAGACTTCGACCCGCATCAGATTAACTGGGCAGAGTTATTTGAACTCGAAGGATCTGAGAAGGTAATTGACAGCTACGTAGAAGACTTGAGTGCTCCTGTCCGGTGGTAATAGTGACCGCTATTTGACAGTCTCTCTCCGTGAGTAATACTAAGGGGGGTCGTTGAAAGTGTATCAGTTATGTAAGCACTACTCGAAGCGCCTTTGATCACCATCTCTCGTGAAACTGAGCACCTCTTCAATGTTATGAATGAGGCAGTCGCTAAGCTTATGTCAACAGTCGAATTTCGTCACAATGTAACACTGGACGAATTTGTGCTAACTGATATCATTTGCGATAGTATTCCCGCTGATATACACTGGACTGAACTTCCTGAGTATACTGCTGGCGAAATCTATCAGATGTGCTATCAGGAATTATTAGAGCACCTTCAGTGATACTTAAGAGCACGGGGGTTGACATCAGTTAGTCCCCGTGATATGATAGCAGTGGGTATCAGTGAAACCACAGTGTTTTGATGCCGTTCGTTTATATCGGGCGGCGGGCGTGATAAAAATCAATAACTACCCTAACCTACAGAGGTGACAAATCGACTTATAGATATAAAAACGAAAAAAAATTTCCGCGCCCAGAAAAAAATTCCCGGAGGTAAAAATGTCCCAAAAGGAAAATTATAAAGATAAGGTATATCACATCTATGCAAAGGAAGAATGTATATACAATAATCTAAGTGAAAACCAATTTAATAAAACATGGGAAACCCTCAAAGGAATGGTTGGTCTAATGAAGACTGATTATGAACTTGAGGATTTATCATATGAAGAAGTATATGGTCTTCCGACGAATATAGAACATTCTTGTTGAGTGAGTTGACATCATACATAATACACGTTATAATTGATCTGAAGTAATCAACACGTTATGGCAAAAGGATTTACTGTAAAGGCCAACGCGCCTAAGAAGAAGAAAGAAGAGTGGGATATTCCTGCAATCAAAGAACGAATGAGGGGTAAGACGATTGTATTCTGTCTTCCTGGCCGTGGGTGTTCTTTTACATTTCTGAAGAATTTTGTTCAACTTTGTTTTGATATGGTACAAAGTGGAATGAGTATTCAGATTAGTCAAGATTACTCTTCTATGGTTAATTTTGCCCGTTGTAAGGTATTAGGTGCAAATGTCCTTCGTGGTCCTAAGCAAGTACCTTGGGATGGTAAATTAGAGTATGACTATCAGTTATGGATTGATAGTGACATTGTGTTTAATACAGAAAAGTTCTGGCAACTTTGTGATATGGCCATTGCAGAAGATGGTACAGAAAAAGAAATTGTTGCAGGATGGTATGCTACTGAGGATGGTCACACAACTTCTGTCGCACATTGGTTAGAGGAAGATGATTTCCGTCAGAATGGCGGAGTCATGAATCACGAGAATGTAGAATCCATTAGTAAGCGTCGTAAACCATTCACCGTAGATTATACAGGTTTTGGATGGGTATTAATCAAGAAGGGAGTCTTTGAGAATTTAGAGTATCCATGGTTTGCACCAAAGATGCAAATCTTTGAGAGTGGTGATGTACAAGACATGTGTGGTGAGGATGTCTCATTCTGTCTTGATGCAAAGGAAGCAGGTCATGAAATCTGGTGTGATCCTCGTATTAGAGTTGGTCACGAAAAAACTCGCGTTATTTAAGAGGTACTAAATTATGATGATGAAAGGTGGCACTTATGTCAAGAGCAAGCCAAAGAAAACTCGCCAAGGGAGCTCGCAGTATACATTGTTATCCGCGACTTCTCGCAACGGACGTAAGAAGAAGTATAGAGGACAAGGTAGATAGATATTAATAAGTTAATAAAAGTTTATTATGGCAGCACTCATTTGCAACCTCCCCTCGATGGAGGTTTGGGTTCGTAAGGAGTATCTAACTGATCATCAAAGTGGTCACGGTGAATTTGTCAAAGGCGTTTGGGTATCGGCAAAGTCGATTCCTGGACGCACTTTTTATTTTGAGACATACTTACCAGAGTATGCAGCAATGTATGACAAATTACCAATTAGTGCATTTATATCTGCTCCAGAAACTCCATCACCTGATATGGATCTTCCGAATCTACAATTTTGGAATTGTATGGACTATGGTGTTGTTGTAGTTCAGAAACAATTCATTGGTTCAATGGATTATGAACTGTATACAAGAGACTTTGGTATTCAAAAAGGTACATATATTTGTACTCTAGATAATTATCATCAGGATCCTGATGTAGTTGATTATGCAACAAGTGAAAATCCAGCTGAACACAAGTCACATAACTTGATTGAATTAGAAAATGGACAGTATGCACTCTATCCTAATAATAGAATGCGTATTTTTGATAATAGTTTGACACCTGTTGAACCAAAAATGCCTGATTTTAAGGTTTCAACTCAATATTATCAAGTTGAAAATGGTTTTGAACGCCTTGGAATGGGCCGTGAGGACGAATATTTCTGGAAAACAGCAAAAGAACGCGAAAACTTACCCGAAAAAGAAGAAAATGACCCCAAGTAACGATTTTTTAGACAACTTAGCAACACATCAACACGAAAAAATGCTTCGTGAGATCGCAAATGACGATTTAACTCCTAAAAAACGGGATAAAAAGCAAGAGACGGAAATTTTTGAGAACGAAACACCACCTACACCTCTGTATGAGTGAATTTATACACGAAATTGATGAAGAAGTTCTTCCAAAAGTAGATAAACATGGATTTACAATCAAACCACCGATTAGTGATGAACTGTGTATCTTAATTTGTCTTAAGAATGCACCTTGTGGTACAAATAAAAAGCAAGTTGACCGTTTGGTTTCAGATTATGAAAATATAATTGACAAGTTCGTTGATAAATAACTTATATTTGCCATATAATTGTGCCTTTAGAAAGGGTAAGTCAAGGTTTTAGAGATGTTAGTATGTCATTCAAGAAAAATCCCTTGAATGATGATTTGATCCTGCTTAAAAATGCAAATGCAATCGCAAGATCAATTAAAAATATTGTGTTTACCTTTCCTGGTGAAAAACCTTTTAATGAAACTTTTGGTTCACGGGTATCAAGGTTATTATTTGACAATTTTGATGATTTAACAGCATCTAATATCAAAGATGAAATTGAATCATCAATTCGTAGATTTGAACCAAGGGTGAGATTAAGGTCAGTTAGAACAAAACCTGACTTTGAAGGTAATGCTTTTGATGTAAAAATAGTATATGATATTATAGGTGCAGATGTACCTGCACAGCAATTAGAATTCGTCTTGCAGCCAACAAGGTAAAATGCCATTAGTAAACTTCGCTAACCTGGATTTTGAACAGGTTAAAACATCACTTAAAGAATACCTAAAGTCAAATTCCAACTTTACGGATTATGACTTTGAAGGATCTAATCTTTCAACAATCATTGATGTGTTGGCATATAATACGTATATTACCTCATACAATGCAAACATGGTTGCAAATGAGGTTTTTATTGATACTTCAACATTAAGAGAGAATGTTGTCGCACTTGCAAGAAATATTGGTTATGTACCTAAGTCAAGAAAAGCAGCACTAGCAACAGTTAGTTTTGAGGTTGATGTTTCGGATGTAAGTCCAAGTCCGGCATCCATTACTCTTAAAAAAGGAGTTGTTGCATCATCTGCAGGAAGCTTTGCATCACAATCTTTTGTATTTTCAATTTTAGAAGACACCACTATTCCAATTTTTGACGGAATTGCAATTTTTGATGATTTAGAAATTTATGAGGGAGTTCTTTTAGAATCAAATTTCACATATTCTTCTAGAAATTTAAATCAAAAATATATTTTACCAAATTCTGGTATTGACACTGATTTAATTCGGGTTACTGTCAAAACTAATCAATTTTCTACAGCTGCAGCAAAATATTCACTTCAAGATAGTTTATTTGACATTAATTCAGAATCAAAAGTCTATTATTTACAAGAAATTTCAGATGAAAGATATGAATTAATTTTTGGGGATGATATTTTTGGAAAAGCACTTGAAGAAGGTAATTATGTCACTGCAAATTATATTGTGTGCAACGGTGATGCTGCAAATGGCATTTCAAACTTTAGTTTTGCAGGAAGATTAACATATACAAGAAATGGAACTGAATATAATGTAACATCTGGAGTTTCTTTACTATCTCCAGGACTTATTGCTTCTGGTGGAGAAAATATTGAAACTGTTGAGTCAATTAAAAAGTTTGCCCCAAGAATATATGCAACACAGAATCGTGCTTTAACATCTAATGATTACGAAACAATAATTCCAGCAAAAATTTATCCAGAAACTGAATCTATCTCTGTTTTTGGTGGAGAAGAATTAGTTCCACCTCAATATGGAAAAGTTTTTATTAGTATTAAACCAACTTTTGGTGATTACTTGCCAAACTTAATTAAAGAGAATATAAAACTGAAACTAAAGAAATATTCAGTTGCTGGTATTGTTCCGGAAATACTTGATCTAAAATATTTGTATCTTGAGAGTAATTCTAAGGTATATTATAACACAAATCTTGCAAATTCCTCAGAATTGGTATCAACTCTCGTACAAAATAATGTTACAAAATACTCTGAATCAACTGAGTTAAATAAGTATGGAGCGAGGTTCAAATACAGTAAATTCTTGAAAGTAATTGATGATAGTCATGAATCCGTAACGTCGAATATTACAACTATTCAGATGAGACGAGATTTGAGAGTAACATTAAATGCTTTAGTTGAATATCAAATTGGATTTGGTAATTCTTTCTATATTAAGAAAATGAGTGGTTACAACATTAAAACTTCTGCATTTAGAGTTGATGGTATTGGTGCTGATGTCTACATATCCGATGTACCGAATTCAGACAGAGAAACAGGTGAATTATTTTTATTCTCTGTTCCATCTATAAATTCGACAAGCCCCACAATTATTAGAAGAAATGTTGGAACAATTGATTATAAGAGGGGTGTATTAACATTGAATCCAATCAATATTTTATCAGGAAAAACAAAAACTGGCCAGACAATTATTGAAATATCTGGGTGTCCTCTTTCAAATGATGTGATTGGACTACAGGATCTTTATTTGCAATTAGATATATCAACTAGCACTTTTGACACAGTGGCAGATGAAATTTCCTCTGGATCTGATCCTTCAGCATCTAATTATGTTGTGTCCTCCAGTTATGCGAATGGTGTCCTAGTGCGTCCTGGTGGTAGAGGTAGCGTTCCAGTTTCCAGAACCACAACCACTACAACTACAACTGGTAATACAACTCTCGCGACTGGTTCAGTTTCTACTACCGGAACTGGACAAGCATCCACCTCAACATCTACATCTACATCCACCTCTACTTCTACACCATCCTCTGGTGGAGGATCTACCCCGTCCAGCGGCGGCGGTTCATACGGCGGTTACTAATAGTATCATAAACAAATGTCAGAAAAAAGAGTTCAGTTTAATAACATCGTTCAGAATCAACTCCCTTCTTATGTTAGGGATGAGTTTCCGCTTATTTCTGAGTTTTTAAAATCATACTACCAAGCACTTGAATTTCAAGGTGCTCCCATTGATTTGATACAAAATATTGATCGCTATATTAAACTTGATGAGACAACTAGTATTGCTGAATCTGTTGTCTTATCAGCTGATATATCTGCTATTGACACAACTATATCTGTTGACTTTGCAAATAGTCCAACAGGGACGGATGGGTTTCCTGATACTTATGGGCTTATTAAAATAGATGACGAGATTATAACATATACTGGAAAAACTGATGGATCTTTTACTGGATGTATTAGGGGTTTTTCTGGTATTACATCATATAAACAAGATGCAAATCCAGAAAACTTAGTATTTGCTACTTCAGAACAAACAACTCATAAAAAGGGTGTTACGATTCAAAATCTAAGCACTCTATTCTTAAAAGAATTTTTAGTAAAAACAAAACATCAATTTTTGCCTCTTCTTGATGAAAGACCTCTCTCAGAGGATTTGAATCAAAATTTATTCATCAAACAATCCAAAGATTTTTATCTGAGTAGAGGAACAGATAGGTCTTTTGAAATTTTATTTAAATCTTTATACAATGCAGATGCAGTTGTAGTCAAACCAAGAGATTTTCTTTTTACTCCATCAAATTCTGATTTTAGAGTTACAAACGATTTGGTTGTAGAGTCTATAGAAGGAGATCCTCTTGACTTAGAACAAGCAACTCTGTTTCAAGATGAATACAATGATGCTGGATTAGTAAAAGCATATGGCCCAATTACAGATGTAGAAAAACTTCAGGTATTTCAAGTAGGGTCAGCAACAAGTTTTTACAAGTTTAGTATTGATAGTGGATATGACAGAGATGTCGAAGTTCAAGGTGCTATTCGGGGAGCATTTGGAATTCATCCTAAAACTAGATTAATTAGTCAAGTGGGGTCTGGTGCAAGTATTTTATATGTTGATTCTACTGTTGGTTTTGGAACTACAGGAGAATTATTTGTAACTTATAATGATACTACCACTGGAGTCGTATCTTATACATCAAAGAACTATACTCAATTTTTTGGATGTACTAATATAACAGGCACAATACCTAGTGCGGGTGTTATTGGTATCAACACATTTGCTTATGGAAGATCATTTAAAGATCAAAATGAAACTATTAAAGTTAGAATTAATTCTGTACTGAGCGATTTTGTATATCCAGCAGATACAAAAAATTTCCAGGGTGGAGATATTGCACAAATCAAAACTCTAGGTAATAATAAAGATTCATCAATTTATAATAATTGGTTCTATAATTATGCGTCGGATCATCTAGTTAATTCTATTGAATTAATAGATTCTTCTGATAATAGTTATGAATTTATTTTGAATAAGAAACATTTTTTCAAAGAAAATGATAGTGTTAATATAACTGAACTTAATGGAACCACACAGTTTGGTGGATTTGTATATAGAATAAATTCTGCGACATCAATCAATATAAAAGGATCAGGTTCCTTAAACTCTAGCAAAACATATAGACTCACAAGGAATGTATTATCGGGAGATGCTACTAATTTCCCATCAGCACAGTTGTATCAGTCTAATGTTCAAGGAATTTTTAATAATGATGAAAATTTCCTCGTAGCATCTTCTTCTATACCATCATATTTGGGAATAAGACTTAATGCTACAGATAGATCAGTAACTTTTTCTGGAACATTCTCAGGAGAGGAGTTAACGATATCTCCGGATTCAAAACACAATTTTTATTCTGGAGATCCTGTTTATTATTCTGCAGGAGTTGGAACAGAAAAATTTATTAATGACTCTGGACAAATTGATATACAAGAAGTTAGAAGTCAATCTTTAGGCGATAACTTTCCTGATGGTTTATATTATGTTAAGAGATTATCCGATACAAGTGTTAAACTGGCAAAAAGTAAGAGTGATATCTATAACAATAAATTCTTATCAGTAGAAAGTTCGGTTACCGTAACTAGCAATACTCTAAAACCATATTATTTTCAAGATAAAGAATTAAGTTCACAAAAACTCATAAGAGAAATTCCACTAAGTGCTCATCACACTGGTAATTTAACTCCAACGGAACCGGGTTTTAATGGAATCTTAGTCAATGGTGTTGAAATTTTAAATTACAAATCTCCTGATGTTATTCATTATGGACAGATTGATAATATTGAAGTTCTTGCTCCAGGAGATAACTTTGATATTATTGACCCCCCACAGTTACTAATTAGTGACTCAGTGGGAACAGGAGCTACTGGAAATATTGCAGTTTCTGGATCTTTGGAATCTATAAGAATTTTAGATCCTGGATTTGATTATGATGAAACTCCAGTTATCACTATCACAGGTGGCAACGGTATTGGGGCAGTAGTTGAACCAAATATGAAATTGATTGACCATTCAATTTCATTTTTTGCTGAAGCAAGTTCTGCTGGTGTAAGCACAGTTGATGCAACTGATCCTAATACTATTGGATTCTCAACTTTTCACAAACTAAGAGATGGTGAGCAAGTTATATACAGAACTAAAGGTCAATCTGGTGTTGCTGGTTTAACAACAGACGCAAAGTATTTTGTAAATACGACTAATAATATCACGATAAAATTGCATAATACTCTCTCTGATGTTATTTCAGGTATTAATACCGTAGTATTAACTGACTTTGGTATTGGATCTCATAGTTTTGAAACGGTAAAGAAAAAATCGATCCTTGAATCAGTTTCGGTAATTAGTAGTGGTGATGGATATGAAAATAAAAAAAGATCTTCAGGAATTTCTGGAATCAGCACATCTCAAGACACCATTAATATAAAGAATCATGATTATAAGTCTGGGGAGATAATAAACTATAGTGCAGGATCTTCCGCTATCAGTGGTTTAACTGATGGGACTGACTATTATGTAATTAAAGTAGATGATGATAATTTTAAATTAGCGAATGTTGGTTTAACAACGTCAACAAAAAGATATTTTTATGAAACAAATCAATATATTGATTTAACTTCTGTAGGGGCCGGAACACACTCATTTAATTATCCAGCAATTTCTGTTTCTATCACTGGACAGATTGGCATCTCTTCTATTGGTTTAGAAACTTTCCAAGCACAATTACAACCTATTTTCAGAGGACAGATTACATCAGTTAATTTATCCAATAATGGTGTTGGTTATGGTGTTTCTGAAGTTTTGAACTTAGATAGACCTCCCTCTGCTATAGCTGTTTCTGGTGAAGATGCACAGTGCCTAGCGATTGTCAATGAGGGAAGAATTGAAGAGGTTCTCGTTCTAAACTCTGGTAAACAATATCTTTCCCCTCCAGATCTTGTAATTCAGGGAGAGGGAATTGGAGCTGTTATAACTCCAGTATTGAGTAATGGTACTCTAACATCAGTTAAAGTACTTGAACCTGGTTTAGGATATAATCAAAGCACAACTACAATTAATGTAATTCATGCAGGAGAAGGTGAAGTATTAAAGGCAAATCTGCAAATATGGAGAGTCAATTTATTTCAGAAATATCTTTTTTCACTTAAGGATGATGATGGAGTTATCAGTACTGGTACTAATGAAAATTTTGGATCGCAATATTGTCACATATATGCACCAAGAAAACTAAGACAGTCAATAAACTCAGTTGATGGTGATGGTAATGAAATTTATGGAGATGCTGATTTAAGAATAAATGTTAACACCAAACAAGAGGCAGTTTCAGAAAATCATTCCCCAATAATTGGATGGGCATATGATGGACATCCAATTTATGGTCCATATGGATATACGTCAAGATCTGGCGGAGCAGTCACCATCATGGAGAGTGGATATGTTGAAAGAGCGACTGCACCACAAAGACCTCCATTAACAACATGGCCGTCGGGTTTCTTTGTTAATGATTTTGTATATGAAAACAAAACGAATGAAACTGTTTTGGATGAAAATAACGGAAGACATTGTGTTACACCGGATTTTCCTGATGGAACTTACGCTTATTTTGCTACGATAGCAACTGATGAAGCAGACACACAATCTCCGTTTACTAACTTTAGGAGACCTAAATTCCCATATTTGGTCGGAGAAAATTTTCATGCAAAACCTAATGAGTTTAATTTCTCCAGAGTATCAAATCAAGATGATTATAAAATTAATACCACTGATTATATAAAAAATACTACTCCTTTTAATTTCTTTGATGATAAGGATGTTCAGTATCAATATCTCTCTTTACCAGCAAATTTAACTCAAAAAATTGAGGTTGTAAATGCAGAAAAAGGTAGAGTCACCAGTGTTGGTATTATAACAGGTGGAGACAATTATAAAGTAGGAGACCCAGTTGTATTCAATGAGTCAGAAACAGGTGGTACAGGCGTTTCTGCGAGGGTCTCACACATTCTAGGAAAACCTGTTGATAGTGTGAGTGTTGCCACAAGTTCTATTGAAAATGTTGAATTTTATCCGGATGGAAAGAATAGATATCTACTGTTTGCTGATAACCCACATAACATATCCAATTTTGATACGATATCAGTAAGTGGAGTATCAACAACTGCAGCAGATCTTGAAGGAATTTATGCTGCTGGTATTGGCACAAATGTATTTAAAATTGCTGGTGTAGGAATCTCAACTAATGGAGTTGGAACTGTTAGTTACACTGGATTAGTCACCTACTTTAATTTAACCGGAAATCTTAATTATCCAAATATTAGAGAGAATGATATTCTTGGAATTGGAACAGAAAAAGTAAAAGTCCTAAATGTTGATAATCGTTTATCAAGAGTCAGAGTTCTTAGGTCTATTAATGGAGTTGTTGGAGTTGCTCATACGGTCGGAACAGGTGTAACTGTATCTGAAAGAAAACTAAGCATCATTGCAGGATTTAAAACTGATATTTCTTATAGAGTAAATAAACAAATTTATTTTAATCCAGTTGAGACTGTTGGACTAGGCAGCACGGGTGGAGTTGGTATTGGAAGTACAATATTCTTTGAAAATCCAGGAGCTGGTGCAACTTCTATTATTATACCAACTAAAACTCTCTTTATTAAAGATCATGGACTTGAGACCGGTGATCAAGTAATATATTCTCCAAATGGAGGAAAGGCACTCATTGCCCAGGATAATCACACTAGCACTCTAGCTGGTGGTGGATTTAATTATAGTGCAGATCCAAGTGCTTTTGGTCTTATTGGAATTGGACAGACAGTCACCGATGGGACTACTTTCTTTGTAGCTAAGGTCGCAGATAATTTGATTGGTTTAGCAACCGCACGAGTTGGTCTTGGAACCACTGGAATGTTTGAAGGAAAAGTAGGTGGTTCATCAACTGTCACCACATTATCATTCATTGGAGTGGGAACAGGTGTTTACCATAGTCTTAAGACTAATCATAGTGTTATTACTGGAAATATAAGTAAGAACACCGTTACAGTTTCTACAGGACAATCTCATGGTATTAAAGTTGGTCATGATGTAATTCTGGATGTTAATCCAGGTGTTACATCGGCATTCAATATTTCATATAATGATTTTAACAGAAAATTAATTATAGATCCAAAATCATATACTTCAACCGGAATTAATACCTCCACTGGGGTGATTACTATTGAGAAACATGAATTAACTCACGGACAAAAAGTTGTATATACCGAAACTAGTTCTAGTCCAACAGAAGGACTTACAAACAATGCAATCTATTATATTTCTATAATTGATAGTAATTCATTCCAACTTTCTACCACATATAAAAATGCCATTATGGATATCCCAACTACGGTTGGGATAGCTAGCACTGGTGGTGGCGGTGTAATTAATCCGATTAATCCACCGTTAAAGTTGTATCGCGATTCTACCGTTACTTTTGATTTAACAAGTTCAACTCTCTCACATACAATCGAATCTACAACTTATCCTTCCTTTGAGTTTAATTTATACCATGATAAAAATTTCTCTAACAAATATGTTGGAAAAATTAGTGATAATAAAAACTATGATGTAACTAGAGATGGTGTAGTTGGTGTTGATAGTGCAGCAAAAGTTGTTTTAAAAGTTAACGAAAATACTCCTGAGGAGTTGTATTATAGACTTGACTTAACGTATGAGAGTGGTGAGATTCCTGTAGAGAAAACAGAAATTAATATTGATGATGAAGTATTTTCAAACAATACTATTTCCATCACTAAGAGTCTTTATAATGGAAAAAATAAAGTATCTGTTGCAGGAACTAATTCTTTTGGTTTTACGGTGGGTGTAATTCCGGAAGAGTCCTCATATATTTCATCAACAACTGCAGCTAATATTACCTATGAAACTACCTGTACTCATGCAGATGGTCCAATAACAAAAGTTGAAGTTATTAATAGTGGTAAAGGTTATCAATCTCTGCCAGGTATTACTACTGTTACCAGCACAAGTGGCAAAGGAGTAATCTTAGAAGCAGATAGTAATCAGATCGGAAAGATAACCAAGACCAAAATTAAAGATATTGGATTCGATTTCCCATCAGATAAAACACTTAGACCATCGATTACGCTTCCAAATATTATTAAGATTAAATCTTTAAAATCTTTTGGTTTTATTGGTATTTCTTCTGGCGGAAGAGGATACTCTTCAGCACCAAAATTATTGGTATTTGATGGAAAAACTAATGAACAAATTAAAGATGTGGATCTTGATTATAAACTTGGAGATAATCAAGTAAACATTCTTAAAAACACAAAGGGAATTAGTAACACCACTCCCACTATATTACCTATCTTCAATACCAATGGTTGTGGAATTAGTACGATTGGATTTAACACAGAGACAAATCAAGTCACTGTTGAATTATCCGTTGGATTCAGTGCATCAGATGAGTTCCCAGTTGAAGTTGGTGATAAAGTACTGATTGAAAATATTAGTGTGGGTATTGGTTCAACGGGAGTGAATTTTAATTCTTCTGCTCACAACTACAAGTTATTCCCAGTTATCTACGTAGATAAAAATTTGGGTGGGGTTGGTGCAACTTTTTCTTATAGTGGAGAGGGTTTACTTGATGCAAGTAAGAGTGAATTTTTTGGTAAATTTGATAGTTTCAATTCTTCCGGAAGATTTATCGCGGAAAGGCATTTCCCAATTTTTGATGTCACTCTCAAGGATAACGAATTCCTTGATGGTGAAGAAGCTAAATCTCCTACAACTTCAGGAATTGTGGAAAGTTGGGATAGAAAAACGGGAACGCTTAGAGTTTCAACATCCAAAAACTTCACTAAAGGAGAAATTATTGAGGGACTTTCCTCCAAAACTCAAGGAGTCGTTGATAGAATAACGGTGTATGATTCTATCCTCAATACTGATGCATCATCTAGAGTTGTTAGAGGATCTGTCACTGACTCAGGATTTCTTAATTCTAATTTACAAAGAATACAAGATAGTTTCTATTATCAAAATTTTTCATATTCAATTAGATCGAGAGTTGATTTTGATACCTGGGACGATGTTGTAAGTACAACAAATCACACAGCTGGTTTTAAAAAATTCTCCGATTATCAATTGGAAACTCCTGCAGATCTTTCGCAAGTTGAACAAAATTCAATGCGAGTTGGATTATCTACACAGTTATCATATTTCACTTCAGTTAATGATCTTTACAGTATTGGAGATTTTAACTGTACTTATGATTTTGATCTTGCTTTAGAAAATTCTTTAAATGCTGGTGGTAGTATCTTCTCGGACGAAATTATTTTCTCAAGTAGAATTTTAACAGACTTTTTTGAATCTTCTGGAAACAGAGCTGTTGATTTTGATGATATAAGTCATCTGTTCAATAGTAATCCTAGAGCAACTAGATTCCAACTGATTGATGAATTTAATGTTAGTACTAGTAGATTTTTAAAGTATTTTATTTACTTTAAGGATGAAAGATTTGATAGTGAGAGGCAGTTTGGTATTGTATCTTTACTTCAAGATGGACAGATTTCATTCATGAATCAATATGGAAGAATGACCAGTGTGGGAGATCTTGGAGATTTTGACTTTAAGGTTTCTGGAACACAAGGTTCTCTACAGTTTTTCCCAATCGACTTTGCAGTTAATGATTATCAAATTGTAAGCCTTGCATATCATTTAGATGATAATGTTGTTGGTCTTGGAACTTCTATCATATTAGGCGATAGTAGTGTAGATATCCGCACAAACAGTGTTGCTGTTCCCGCTGGTGCTGGATCTAGAACAACAGTTGTATCCACTGCGGCAACAACCAGATCAATGAAGGTCATGGCCCTCATTTCTGATCCAGATAGTAATGATCATC